ATGGCGCTTTCAGATGCTGCCCTGCGTTCAATGCTGGGCAAGGAATATGAGAAAGTTCAGGTAAAAACGGATCGTGACGGATTATCTGCCCGAATATCCTGCAAAGGTCGGATCACCTTTCAGTACCGTTACCGCTGGAACGGGCAGGGTGAACGTGTTGATATCGGCACCTATCCCGCCACCAGCTTAAAAGAGGCTCGCGATGAGGCAGTAAGAATGCGTGGCGAGCTCGAGCAAAACCGCAATCCTCGCCTGCTTAAGCGCATGGCTCGTCATGAGGCTTATTCTGCGCCGACCGTTGAAGACGTTATCAGGGCGTGGCTCGAAAAATATGGCGTCGAAAACAAAAGTGATTATCAGCAGGTAGTAAGGTCATTTGAACTTCACCTTTTTCCACATTTAGGCCGTGTTCCCCATGAAGATGCGCCTATAAATATGTGGTTAGATGTACTGGAACCGCTGGCACGAAAAGTGCCATTTATCACCGTCAGGCTGCTGAGCAACACAAAGCAGGCTCATAACTGGGCTGTGCGCAGACAGCTGATCAAAACCACTCCGTTAAGCGATCTGCGTGTTGCTGATTTAGGGATCACACTGACACAGTGTGACCGTGTTTTAACCAGTGATGAAATCGTGACCATTTTCCGTGCGATGGAGGCAAGCAGGCTTGCGCCTAAATTCCAATTACTGGTTCAGCTATGCCTGTTGTTTGGTTGTCGTGGCGGTGAACTATCTTACGCAGAAAAAGCACATTTCGATTTTGAAAAAAAACTATGGTTAATCCCGCCAACGCATCATAAAACCGGTAAACGCACGCGTAAGCCGCTGGTACGGCCGGTCATTCCAGAGGCAGAGGAAATGCTGAAGGAATTATTCGATCACTCTTCCCACAGCCAATATGCGATTGCAAAAAATGGACGCGACATTCCCCAGGGTCGCGCCACTCTTTCTGATATTCCAGAATTAATCATTAACGCTTCGCGGCGGCATCTGGGCATTAAAATGGAACATTGGACGCTACACGATTTGCGCCGAACGGCGCGCACCAATTTTTCCGAACTGACGGAACCACATATTGCGGAAATAATGCTGGGGCACAAATTACCGGGGGTCTGGCAGGTTTACGACAGGCATGGTTATATCGAGGAACAGCGGCGCGCCTATTCGTTGTGGTGGGCACGCGTCATGGCATGGGTTTATGGTGAGGGTAAAGTATCTGTGCTGGCGCTATCCTCGTGATAGCGCATGATATCGCAGGTGCGAAAGGTCAGACGGCTGCGGCGAACCGGTACCGGAAATGCAGGATTATGAGGGCGCTTAGTGCGCCCGTTTACTGATACCCATTTGCGTATAGTCTGAGGGGCGACGCGCAATAGCAGGGCAGCTTCGTTCAGACTCAGATAGGGCATCTGTAAAAGAGTTGGAATATCAATTTTTGGGTTGTGCATCATTTCTGTCTAGACCTCTGTCATGGTGCTTGTCTCGGATATACCCGGTCACCCATGCCCATGAGCTGGCTCGCAGGTTGTCAGCGTCATGAATGATTTGTCAGAACGAAATAAAACCTGAAGTCAGATTCAGCCAATAAAAAACCCCGATATGGCGGGGCTTCATTGTTTATCTATGTCTCGATTATCCTGCTCTGGCTTCCATTCAAGCCCGCACATATCGCAGGAAAACTTCCCATCTGGGCGCTTGCGGGGTCCCCAGAAATTGCAGAAGGGACATGTTCTCGGTCTGTAAGCTATTTTCAACCTCCTTATGTAAAATCAGGTCTGATTTCCGTGGAAACGGCATCGATCAATGACCTCAGGACCTAAGTCGCGGAGACGTTAAAGATTGTCACGATGAAAAGCTTTTGCAGCTTTGCTGACTTCATAATTTCGTCGTTTTTCAATCATCCTGATGTAGAAGTCATAAAGCTCTTTGCGCATGTGCTGCTTCATTTCATCAGGCAACGGTTCCAGCGATTTCTTCCATTCATCCAGTTCTGGCCTGCAGATTACATAGGCCTTATCAACAATTTCTTTAGGCGGGATTTCCGACTTTATGAATGGGATGGTGTGGTCATTCAGGCATTTCACCTCTGGCGTTTCGAATGAGCGGTCCTCTGCTACTACTGTCATGGAAAATAACATTCCAGATAAAAAAATCCACCTCACCGCTTTTTCTCCTTGGGATTAATCGTGCCAGTGCCGCCCGGATACTGTAGCCCAAAGCTCCGGTAATACTTATCTCACGACTAAAATCTAAGTTAATCCTGTCGCGTTCGTCCATGCTTAATTCCTCTACCTTTCCACTAATTATGCTTAACCCCATAGTCATAAAGAAGCTGCATCAGAACCATGCGTGGCATCTCTTTACCGGAGATTCTGAAATTATTCCTGAGTACAGAGGCAATATTCGCGCTGGAAAGCAGATTGCCTTTGTAATATATAGACAACTTCTTACCAATGTTCTGCTTTGTCGTTACATTGAGCATTTTTCCACACTCATCACTTAGGGAGAAATTTACATTCTCAGAACCAATCTCATCACTATCCACGTAACTTATTGATTTTATGCATTCTGGTGAGTATGTCTCCTTCGTGCCATTTACTTCAAATATAAAACTACCTGGCCCGGCGACAGAGGCTACAGGAAAGAGAAGGGCAGCGAGAAAGAGCGCGGATTTAAGCATGCAATATCCATATTTTGAGCATTAAAAAGTTATTATAAAACCATTAGGGTGCATGTGAACACTATCATGCAGCCTGGCTGATACAGGGCAGAGCAAAGCCGCCAGATGAGGCTGGTGATTAAGCCTTCCCCCGCCTTATGCTGGCGACAACAGGTCTTTGCTTAATGCCCATTACGTCTGTCGTCATGGTTGTGTGCCGTGTCAGGCTTAATGATAACGTTATAATCCTTATCTGTCCCCACGGTTAAAAAGCTGCTGCACGTCTTACGCTCAGGCCACTGCAGGCTCAGGGTCTTGCGATTATGCCAGCCGAAAGTTAACCAAGAGATGAGCCTCGTCGGGGACAAAAAACCTTTTTACATCTAATCACAATGAACCAGTTTCATAGCTAGGAATACAATACCGGTACGATTAGTACACTAATCGTACCGGATGTGATAACACTAAGAAACAAATGCCGCGGCATCCAGGCTAATCGTGTACGTATCAGCAGTGACAGATTGGTCACCCTCAATGGTAATGATTCCTGTGAATACTTTTACCGGACCCTCTGATAAAAATGCCCAATGGTCACCTCCCGTTTCATATCCTGTCATTCCATGATAGCCAGTGATACCAAGCTTGATCTGGTTTTTTGGGTTATTTTTACCGGATATTTTTATATTAAAAAAATTGTCTTTCTGTATGATTCCTGAGTTTGGGGTCCAGCGTATACCTAAATTCATTGGTGATTTTGCAGAAATAGTGAAAAACGCCACGGGGCTATTATCTACATTGACTCCAGCCTCCAGGTCCGGCCTTGGTGTAAGCCTGAACATCAATTCAGGATTCTCTCTGAAAACCAGATCGACGGAACGAGTTACGGGATCGCCTACAGGTTTGAATTCCTCTGTAGCTGCGACCGGAGTGCACACAAATAATATGGCTACTGAGAATGCTATGGAAATTACTTTCATTTAAATTCCTTTGGGGTGGTGTATTAATGCAAGTTGTTAGTTTGAATTGGTTTCGTAATGTTGGTTGTTTACTTATTACGGCATTGAGCGGAAATTTGCATGGAAGAAATATGGCTTTCTATAAACTGGTCGCCATTACTCACAACATTTAATGTAGCGAGTCTTGATGTAAATTTTGACAACACGCCTTTTCCGGCCTGAGTGTCAGGTTTCCAGTTATCACCTGATAGTCTTACATTCAGTTCACCTCCTCCTTTCTTGCGGTCAGTTAATATATAGTGTCCCGGCATAATCTCTTTACCGGGTGGTTCAATCCACACATTGAGCACGCAGGATTCTGACATCCCTGATACGTGGATTGTTGCCAGTTCTGCTCCATCATTCATTCTGCCAGCATGCAAATTCTGTTCTGGTGTTATTGTGAGTTTAAGAGTATTTGCTTCAGAACTCTGAAAAGAAACAATAAACATTATGACCAGAAGATTTGATATTTTTTTTAATCGATGATGCATAAAGCTTTCCTCTCCTTTCCTTTACTTGCACTTTGCGGTAAAGAAGTTGAGTCCGTGCGCTTCGTCATTTTTTATCAAATGGTAAGGGCATTTGAGTGATTGTGTTTTACCTATGACGGTAAGATTTCCTTCCGGTGGTAATCCTGACATATAGACTTTCCCATCATTGTCAACAATACCCTCATTTCCTGAATCTGAACTAATTCGCACCACAGAGCCGAAAGGGACTTTTGTACTATCAGGCTGCAAAAGTGTAATGATTGCCTTCGCACCCACTCGTATTTTAAATTTAACAGGAATGATAGCCCCTGCTGTAGGCACAACTTTATTGTCAGTGATAGTTATTTCAGCCTCCGACGGCAACGTTGTTGGATCTAATGAAAGAGAATTTTCATGGTAGGGGTTCAGCCAGGGCTGTACTGTATAACCACGATAGTCCGTAGCGATGCCCGGAAAACCCGATACCTTCACACCTGAAGCGCCTCTGGCTTCAATGAGTGCATTGGTTTCGCCAAGGGCCTGCGTGAAAGTCATGCCATGGCGATGGGCGATAAGGCCGCCGTCCATGACAACGGTACGCTGCTGGTAATGCCGGCCATAGCTGTAATCACCTGCGATGTGCCCGTAGGTTCCGGTCCATCCCAGAGATATGTCGCCATTGCTTCGGCTTCCTGCGTGTCCGGTGGTATAACGCTGATCAACATTCCAGCTGAAGCGCTGATCAAACGCATCACCGCTTAATCCCACTGAGTGACTGCCCTGACGAGATGCTGAATGTATGTACCGGTAAGACGCGCGCGTGTTGCCACCCATCCATTTTTTCAGCGGAACAGAGAGCCAGAGGCTGATCATCTGTTCCCTGGGATGGTGCCGGGCACGTTGACTGGCAGACCAGTTTAATGACAGCGTCATATCCCTGAACGCAACAGAGTATCCCGCGTTAAGGCTGCTTTCGCGCAGGCCGCGGTTCCAGTAGGTATCCTGATAAGCACCTGCGTTCAGGTAACCCCATTTACCCAGTCCCTGACTGATGGATAGTCCGGTACGACTTTTTCTCCTTTTTCTGCGAATGCCTGGAGCTATTCCATCAATCCGCCAGCTCTCCAGTGTTTCAGCCAGTGTGAGATAGTCCGGCTGGCTGAACTGTAAATTGACCAGTGACAGCGAAGTATTTGTCCCGACAAACTCTTTGCTGTACCGCATACGCCAGGAATAACCGTGTACCGGGTCATTACCCGAGTGCTGTGCGCGGCTGAGTGTCACATCTGAAGAGAGTGCACCCCAGTTGCCTATGCTCAGCCCGGTACCCAGGGATGAAGACTGATAGTGCCGGGCTGCCTGGATTCCGCCATAAAGCGTGAATCCAAAGGGAAGACCGTACATGGCGGTGGCTTCCATGACCGGCGCTCTTGTTACTCTCCTGTCAGACGAACGATACTGCCCGGCCATCAGGCTGTAGCGCAGGTAGCCCTCTTTAATGGCGATTGCTGGCGTCTGGAAAGGAACAGTGAAAACCTGAGGAACGCCCTCCGCCTCCCATACCGTAACCTGAAAATCACCACCTGCGCCGGTGGGATTGAAATCAGTCAGGGCGAACGGACCCGGTGCGACGACCTGGTTATAAATGGTGTAGCCGTTCTGCTTTACCTCAACGCGGGCCTGGGTTCTCGCCACGCCACGTATGACCGGCGCAAACATATACTGGCTGGAAGGTACCATCCGATCGTCAGAGGCAAGCATGACGCCTCTGAAGGGAACGCTGTCAAAAAGCTCAGAGGCGGTATAACGCTCACCCAGCGTCAGGCGGCTGTTGATGCCATTAATACCGCGCTCCAGATAAGTCGTCATGGCCTGCCAGCGTCCGGGCGTTCCACGTGTTTGCTGCCAGCTGGTGACGTTGCGAAGCCGCCAGGCACCGATGTTGACGCCTGGTGTCAGTTGCAGCCAGGAGTACTGATATTTTCTTCCCGAGGGGCCACGGGTAACACTCTGGCTCGTTCCGGTACGATAATTCATGATGAAGGCAGGTATGCCGTCGTCCCAAAGAGTCCGGGGTGCGATGCCTTTAAATCCGGGCTTCAGATAAACCTGAGGAATACTCAGATGCAGTGACTGCTCATCAAAGTGGAAATCAGCCTGAGCGCCCGGTATCTGCGACAGATCAAAAAAGCCTGAGCGTTTTTCCTTCTCAGTAACCTTGAAGCTCTTCATGCGTACTCCGTAACCTGACAGCATGGATCTGCTGAGGTGAGGGACGAGTCCCTGACGACCATATTTATCCGGCCTTAATATGTAACTGACTGGCCGGGAGTCGATAAGTGTATTGTTCAGGTAGATGTCAGTCGGATAAATGCCCGGTAGCTGACTGCCCTGACTGAAAAGCATCAGGTCTGTTTCTTTATTGCTTCCGGTAATGAGAGCCGGGTTAAAGGTATAGACTTTGCCTTCTGCCTGAACCGCAGCCAGCGTCAGACCGGCCAAGAAAAGTGGTCTGTAAACAGTCATCGTTTTAATCCTGGCAGGGAGTACTCTCAGTGAGAAACAGGATCAGTGCTCAGGTCGGACGTGAACGCTTTGCTGTCTCCGCCATAATCGGTAATCAGTCGCCAGTGCACCTGACCTGACGCATCCGCAGGTATGCGCAGTTGCCGTTTACCCATCGGAGGAACATATTCAGGGTTGGCCACACTCGATTTTCCAAGCTGAACACTTCTGAGAATCATGCAAAAGGGCGTGGGGTTGCTGACCGTGAGCGTCTTACCGCGTTTTGCCCAGGTCAGGCTGGAGGCAAAGTCTTCGGGTGTGCCTCTGAGGGAGGATGGGCGTACAAGCAGTTTCAGGCAGCTTTTGATACGCAGTTGCGTCAGAAGGGTAGCGTGCTGTCCGGCCTTTTTCTTTCTATACGCATCACCCGTCCAGTCCGCATCCGCCTCAGGGGGGATGCCTGTTACGCAAAGCCAGTAAAGTGACTCTTTCGTGTCATTATTGTGACTGCTGGTTGCGATAACCTTTATCCGGCTCTGCTGATGCCCGTCCAGACGGAACAGTGGTGGGGTGACAATAAACGGGGCCCGGGTTTTCCGGTCTTCCATCATGACTTCCGACTGCACCAGCATCGGATACGCCTGGGGGTTCATCACGGTCATTGATGCACCATTCGAACCCGCAGAATATATAATCCGGGTTGCGCCGGTTTTTACAGAAAAGGACTGGAGTTCATTTTCCAGCGGCATACTTTCTCCCCTTGCAAGCTGGAGCGAGCACAGTATAGCCGCCACAATAATAATGGCATTCGTTGTTCTGGTCATTGAATTGTTCCTGACTGCCCTGGTGTTGTTTTTTATTTCGAGCCACAATCATGACGCGTTAAATTTGCAGATATAAGATAACCATTGCCTGCTTTTAATTAGAGACTAATCTTCTTCATCAGGTAATGGCGTCAAAAGCAGATGCCGGATTTCTCCTGCACTCATGTCCACTTTTACTGTTGTGAAAAGTGGCGCGACATAGTCATCGCTGTGGCCCTGCTTTTCCAGAAACTCCAGTGCCTCTTCCTGAGACGTAAAGAGTCTGTCGTCTTTGCCAGTCGGGCGTTTGACGACCCAGGCTGCGGGTGCAGTAATGAGGCACAGTTTTGCGATGATATAAACCAGTTGCTGCAGTGGCTCGGTAGAAGAATGGTATAAAAAGGTGTCGATATAGCTTAACAGTCTTGTGTTCATAGGTGGCGTCTTCTTAATTAATGTTACACTCAGGGAGCGCGCGGAGTTTTAATTTTATGTATATATTTATTCGCCTTCTGTAAAGAAACTAACACTCACTTTCATATCAGTGAAGTCAGAAAAGTGAATATAATATTCATAATGACGAGGGTGCCTCTGGATAATCACTGCTGGCTTAATCCCTGATATAAGACCATCCATTACGTAATGCACTCATACAACACTGACTGCGGTGTTCTGCCCACTGGGCATTCATCGGTCTTAAGGCCAGCTTCATTGCCCGCAGCCAGAGTTTTCCCGCCTGATCAAACTTTTCGCAGCGTTCGGCAAATGCAGCCGCCTCGGCGACGGCGTAATAACGCTGGTTGCGGTCAGTCTTTCTCTGATTCATCGATAACTCCTGAATTAACGGGGTTCAGATGGCATTTATTCTCTGGCTTCTTCAATCTCGGCTTTCCTGACCAGAAACACATCTGTGGCTTTATCCAGCAGCGGTGGCACAGGTTTAAGTACCTTTGATGCGTAGGCGTAGCAGCGGGCGAGTGCGCTGACCGACTGACTTTTCATGGCTGCCTCACAAAAATCAGCGAGAAGTTCTTCTGAAGAACGTTCCCTGTCCTCAGCGCGTTCCTGTTCTTTACCCGGACAGTGTTTAGGCGAGGGCGGGGGTGCGCTCGCCGGCTGGTCAGGCGATCTGACCGGGCTGGCTGGTGGCGCTGCAGGCACGGGCGTTTCTGCTTTAATCTCTTCAGTTCGCAGGTCCGGGACAGAATGGTTTTGCAGCGCAATACCGTTATCTCGGCTGACTGACTGATTGATGAACGCATTCAAATCTTCACGAGCTGGCGGTGTCACGTCGCGTTCTGCAGGAGATAAGGTTTTCAGTTCATCCGGTGTGTACACCCCCAGAATGACGTCCGGGCAGTGCAGACGGGCCCAGCGTTTAACAGCGAGATAAGCCAGCTGCTGACGCGGATCGCTCGCCCAGAGTGTTGAGTTCCGCACCTGTGCCTGTGAGAGCAGCAGTTCCAGCACCCGCGGCTCCTGCTCGTTCTTCATTGTTGCCCACACCCGAACACCGCATCCGGATTCATCCTGCAGTGTCCAGTCCGGTGCGATGTATTTATTGCCTTTGGATGAGGTTTTCTCGGTGAATCTGCCGATAACATTTTCCCATGGCCCAAACCATTCGTAATGGAGCCGATCCCGTGCAGGGGCCATGGTGTTGATCACTGCATTCACCAGCTGTGCCTCGTATCCCAGAACACCGTTGACGGTGAAGGTTTTTTGGGCGACGGCAAACGGATTCATACGCCACTGCAGGGCCTGCATGGTCACAGCCAGACAGTCTGCGGCTTTGCCCGCGAGATGCGCCGGGACAGTGACTCTGCTGCTGGCCATGATTTCTGCAAAGCGCACCAGTTTATCCAAGGCATCGGGGCTGAAAATAGTGGCAGTTGTGTCAGTGCTGTCGGGCGCAGAGATCATCGGTTGATTTTGCATAACGCCTACTCCTGTTAATGTGCCCATGCGGGGCGCTGAATTATTTCTATGCCGCCCCAGTTATTGCCGAGGCGACAGGAATGGAAAGTGCACAGGTCCCGACGGAAGAGGGCGGATCCCGCGCTCATGTCATTGTCGTGCAGCTCAAACACACGAACCGGATAACGGCCACAGTCGATCGCTTCACTGACCGCAATAAAAACGAACTGCGGATATGTGCCAGTGCAGTGATAAAAGCCCTCGCAGTACATGGCTGCCTGAACGTGGTACCGGAACGCTTCGATGTGGCGGGCAAAGCGCGATATATCACTCACCTTTTTCACGTCGACGATGAGAGGGCGATTCGTCAGATATTTATCTGGCCGGATGCGACAGAGTTCTTCTGTCTCTGCATCTGACCAGTAGAGGGAGGATTCGCAGTGGCCGTCAGCTTCAAGAAAAAAGCGTGCGGCGTGATGCGCCATTACGCTCTCTCTCATGAGCTGAAGTTTCCGGCCCTGTTCTGCATCCATGACCGTCATGTTCCGGATGCGTGTCTCATTCAGAAATGCTGCTTCGTCTGCTTTACCCTGAGAGGTGCGCCGGTTAAAAGAAGGAGCCACAATAAAGCGCTTATCAAACTGTTCAGGCTCAAGCAGCATGCAGTGCAGCGCGCTTCCCATATCCAGTGCGGCTGTTTTATCCGTATCCACAGGCGCATGTTTGCGCCAGAGGTAAATGGCCGGGTTAACCGCAATGTCATCGAGCTGCGATTTACTGACGCCGGGACCGGCGTGATAGGCCTCATTGCTGAGGCCTTTATAGATACCCGGTTTCATCATGCTGGTTCCTCCCAGCCAAGCAGCACCTGAAGGTCGTAATTTCGGGCCGCCTGCAGGTAGGCCAGATTCGTGATAAAGCTGATGTATTCCTCAGCGGCTTCAGGATGGGCACAGCACTTCATCGCATCAGGATGCAGGTTCCAGTGACGGAACAGGTGAAGGTGGTCAGGAAAACAGGACAGCAGGCGCTGGGCTTCGTCATCTATCCACTGTTCTTTCCTGACTGCGTCCTGCTCCTGGGCATCCAGGTGGTCTTTGTGACGTTCCAGCAAAGCATACGGTGTGATCATGGCTTCCCCTCCTGAAGAAGGATGCCGACAAAACGGTCAAACACCACCTGCATCACGGGCAAAGGTGGCTGGGGTGGCAATGCCGGGGATGTGGGCGATGAAAAGCTGGCACCATTGACAATGTTTTCAGGCGCAAACTCGATATCGCGGATGGCATTAAAGGGGCGAGCAAAAGCAGCATCGCCCCTGATGTCTGGTTGCATCATGGGAAATGGTCCTTTGAATAGTCAGTTAACCTGTTCCGGTTCTGATAAGCCCGGCAGTATGACGAGGGGCAGGGATGACGTATTTACTCAGGTGTCAGTAAGACCGGGCACGACGTCATCAGACCTGGTTTACTCTTCTTCTTCACGACGGGCCTCGCGGGTGGCTGCAAGGATTTGTGCCGGGTCTCCTGCTATGCGCGTATGAATAACAAACGTACCAGTGTGGGTCACCCGGGCATCCGGTGCGGCCATGAGAGCCGCCCTGACAACACGTTCATGGATAAATGCCCGAAGAACGCAGGATTTGATATGGAGCGTGCCCTCTGTTGAGGTCGCGATGTACTGAATTTTCATCTTTTAATCTCCTTTAAGTGAAAATAACCGTTTAACTTCGGGGTTGGTGACCCGCCTGATCTGGCTGTTATCCCGGACCTGGTTTCTCCCGGATGCCGCCCGCTCTGATCGGAGCGAAGCTTCGGGTCTCCGCATTTGCGAGCCAGCGTTTATGGACAGCAGGGCGATGCTGTGACTCTTGAGCGTCCATGACCGATTTTCTCTGTTTTGCCCCGTGCCGGTCATTACGGCTGAAACATCGGGACTAAATCTGATTGTCGTAATCCGCATGACTGAGTAATTCCCAGTTCTGTCCATTGTCTTTCGATAACAGTCTCCACTGCGGCGTAACCCTTAACGTAAGATACTGACCCCGATAGGTTCGCCTCGCCCGGATTTGCCCGGTACGCCATAAGCGCATAATGCGCTCAGCACGCCTTATTATCCGGACGGGGGCATGTGGCTTGGACATCACCGTTACCTCATTTCAGCGGCACAGGCAGCGGCAAGCTTCTGCACATACGTCCAGGCGATGCCTTCACTGAAACAGACAAAACGGCGGCTTCGGTTTAAAGAACTGGCGGTGAAGATGAACCTGCCGTTCCGGATATGAATAATCATGCTTTGTCTCCGTTGAGATATAAAAAAACCGCCCTGGCGGACGGTTTACTCTGACGTATTCAGGCAGGCAGTTACGGCTGGTTGTTGTCTTCCGAGGCAGAAGAAGCGCAGCTGCATGCTGGTCGTAAATCAGGGTGTGTGGCGAAAATGGTTGTGAGAGTTGACTGAAGCAATTCATCCAGTGATCCCATCACACCCTTACGGTATGCGTCTGCTTCGTCCATACTGACTTTTCCGTCTTTCTCACTGGCATCAACCATCCTTACCGATGCCACCAGCTTGTTTGCCACTTCCAGCAGTGTTTCAGTGACTTTTTCTGCAGTTTCACGATGTTGCATAATGACCTCCGGGTCAGGTAATGCCCTTACGGACAGGGTTTACGAATGCCATCTCAGCGTTCATGGATGCCATCTTCATCAATAATGATGAGGCGCGTATTTTTGATGAAATCGCTCATGTTCACGCCTACATCGTGCCAGTGAGCCAGTGCCATCAGGACGTCACGACGGGACTGACAGTGACAGGCATTTACATACGCCTGTACATGAGCAAGGGCGAGGCGGCGCATTTCTTTTGGATTCAGGACGCATGAAGGTTTTTCTTTATGCATGGTGTTCTCCGGTTCCGGACGTAAAAAAACCGCCATAATGGCGGTCATGTGGACAGGTAAGAGAGCGATCACGACGGGCCGTTCCTGTCTGTCTCTGAAACGTCGCTACAGCAACATCCAGGCAGTAAGTCAGGGTGCTCATTCATGATGGGATCCAGGATTTCGGTGAAGAGCACGTCGAGAACAACCTGGACTTTATGCATATGTGTCGCAGCCTGCTCTTCCGTGACTTTGCCTTCCTGCTGGTACTCAAACATCTGATCAGCAGAAACACTCAGTTCACGGGACAGCAACAATACAGTCTGGCTGATACGCACGGCAGCTTCGCGATATAACATCGTTACTCCTTAAGTGGATTTGCCATTCAGGCATTACGGAAAGGGTGATTGAGCCAGAGAGGCTTTGATGCCCGGCCGGACGTAACATATCCGGGGCAAAAAAAATCCCGCACGAGGCGGGAAAGTCATTCAGGCACTTGGTCAGACAGATCACACTCATAATTATACAATCAGGATGCCACTACTTTCGGTACTTCAGGCTGTCAGGCATTCGCTGACAGTGAAGTTATAGAGGTATTCCGTTTCATAATTCTGAATGAATTGAAAACCCTTCGCACTGACACCTCGTTTAAACTGCGAAAAGGGTTTCAGAGAAGCTGTCAATGTCGTGATGAGTCAGAGTAAGCAGGGTGATTTATTTTTGTAGGGCTTACTTTTCCCGAAACAGAGACGCCGGGCGTCGCGTATCAGGATTAACTCATGGCGTGATGCTGCGCTATGATGCTTTTTTATATGAACTCCAGGTGCTCTGGGATCAAAGTTGATTCCACAGACCGGGCACAGAACGCTGTGCTTTTTCATACTAACCTCCATCAACAAAGGAAATGACACTGGGCAGAGCCATCTCATTTGTTGAGAGGAAGGTGGGTTTTGCCACTTCGGGATCTCGCGCTTCTGCACTCCTCCCGCCCGACAGTATGCTGTGCCGTTCAGCTAATAACTCAATAATGAACTATAAGTACTATTTTGGTCAACACCAAAAGTACAGAAAATTAGTACTTTTCCGGGGTTTTGATTCATCTCATTGTTTTTGTTAATTTTAAGTGTGCGGTATCACACTGAGGCTTTGGGCGGGATCGGGGGAAACAAAGCTCATTCGGCACTCTATCACCACACCAATAAACTTGCAGGAATCATCAATTTCCACAGGTTTATAATTAGTATTCAATGGCTTGAGATACTTTCTGTTGATACCCTCATCAACAATGTACTGTTTAAAAGTCACTTCTTTTGCAGAAGCAAGTTTAGCAACGACTAATTGGCCATTTTCTGGAATGCGACCTGTGTCTATAAGAATCATGCTGTTCTCGGGGACACATGGGCCCGCGGGGCTCGTCATTGAGTCGTCTTTAACTACTAGCCAGAATGCCGGGGCATCTCCCAGTACAGCGCCGGAATAGAAATAACTGAATCTGTCCAAACCTTTCTCAAAAAACTGCGTGACATTAATAACCTCATCCCAGCCCATTAACGGAAAGCTACCGCGAAACAGGGCATGAGCTAACCTTTCTTCACCAGCATTAGCCTCATCTCCATGTTGCAGCCACAGTGGGTCTACGTTCAGAGCTTTAGCGATGTTTTTCATCATCGCAGCCCGGGGAAGTGACTCACCAGTCAGCCATTTACTGACAGCCTTCGATGTTACCCCCATACGCTGAGCAAGCATTACCCCCCGACCATGTGGCGGGTATTTGGCGTTGTTGAGCGCTTCAGTAAGCCGCGCTGCAAACTGCTGACGGATCGTTTCTGTTTGAACCATGGGTACAATGTTAACTGACTTGATAAAACTGTCAGTTCAAATTAAAGTGAACTGAAAGTACTATTGAGGGGGTTTTCATGTCATTCATTAACCTTGCAATTAAGTCTGTGGGAGTTGCTGAAGTTGCGAAAGCGTGTGGAATCAGTCCAAGAGCGGTCTACAAGTGGCTCAACAAGGGTTCACTTCCTAAAACAGAGTTTTATGGGGGAACTCAATATGCAATGACTATTGAGAAGTTATCTCAGGGGCAGTTCTGCTCAGATAAGTTACTGGAAGAAAGCCGGATATCTTTGCTGAAACGTTAGTTTAAGGTGACGTTTGGTCACTGCGTCACAGCCGACTAAGGAAGTTACATTGTGGAAACTGCAAAAACACGCAAGCAAGGATCATCAGTTCAGGGACGACATCTCCATTCACTGGCTCTAAGGGCCCTTTTTAACACGCGTCAATCGGTGGTTGCCCGCCGTCTCAACGTCGCTGATTCAACCATCTTGAGACGCACTGAAAAATACCCGGAAATCATGGAAACGCTGGCTGCCAGCGGTATTGAGGATTTCGTGATGAAGGGGGAGATGAAAATACCCCAGGAACAATATCGCTGGCTGATGAAGGTCGCTATCAGGTTTGCTGAGTATGAACTGGAACGAACCTGTAATGAGGAAGGCGCTGAGCATCAGCACAGACAATCCTGTCCATGAGCTGGTGGTTTCAGGACTGCGCTTAATTCAGTGTGAGGGGGGAAGGGAAGCGACAAGAGTTGCAACGAGAGTCAGATCTTAACCTCTGCACACATAGCGAGAATGCAATGAAACTTCTTAAAATTTTTTATTTTGGAGGGACATATTAAATGAGTCGCGCAGCAACAGACTGGGCCTGGAGTCTTAATCTCAAGGCTTCCCAAAAACTACTTCTCCTTTCACTGGCTGACCGGGCTGACGAATACCACTGCTGTTATCCCAGCATCATGAGGCTCGTCAATGATACAGGGCTCGACAGAAAGACTATCGGGAAATGGATCAATCAGATGATTGAGGAGGGTCTGCTTTCCGATACCGGTGAGCGGAAAGGTCCCACAAAACGGGTGCGTGTCCTGAAGCTGAACCTCGATTTTAAATGTGCCCAAAAACGGGAGGGTTCAGTAAAAGGTAATGGTCCCAAAAACGGGAATGTTCCCAAAATCGGGCCTGTTTCAATTAAGCCATCGAATGATCCCAAAAACGGGCTTTTGAACGATCCCAAATTTGGGATTTTGAATGATCCCAAAAACGGGACACAGAATCAGTCATTAGAACCCAACATAGAACCTATAAATAAAACACCCGCCGCCAGGGCGACGTGTCAGGGTAAATGGCTTCCTTCACGTTATGCCTTCGAGGGCAAAGTCGTGAAGCTTAACCATGCAGACTTTGCATCGTGGCAAAATCTCTACGCACATCTGGACCTGGTCTACGAGCTACAAAAACTCGACATCGAATTCTCATACCAGAGACCCAGACACTGGTTCATTACGGCAAGCCAGAAGCTCAGCTACCAGAACAAACAGGCAGCCTTGCGGAACCAGATAGCGCCTGCTGGTACAGGCACGCCACACTGGAACGATCGCAGCGAGTGGGAGAATAATTTCTTATGACGAAGCCAGAACCCGGATTGGAGCAGCAGTACGGCCGTTTAGTTGACTCAAACGCTGAGCACCTGGTGGATACGCTTTTCGCCAGTCTGAAGGTTATCTTTCCCGCATCCTTCAGCACGGTGTTAAAGCATCCACGCGATGAAGCAACAGCAAAACGTCAGTGGGTCGCTGCGTTTATCGAAAACGGTATTACCTCGGGGCATCAGCTGTCTGCAGGAATGAAGCGGGCGCGTGCCAGCGTTTCACCGTTCTGGCCAACCCCCGGGCAGTTCATCAGCTGGTGCCGGAAGGGCGACTATGTCGCTGCAGGCCTGCCGGATGAAAATACGCTTTATGACATGGTCATGCATTACTGTGCACAGCGGGGTTTATATCACTCCCCTGAAGCCTATCCATGGCAGGATAATACGCATTACTGGATGGTAACGAGCCTTTACAGCCAGATGACATCACATAATCTGTCTGAGGGTGAGTTACGTAAGGCGTGTGAAAAGGAGCTTGAAAAGATGTCCCGTCGCATTCGCGAAGGGGAGTCAATACCCCCACCGCGCGCGCAACTTGAAAAAATCTATGTACCGGTAAGTCCTGAAAGGGCGAGAGCACATATCAACCAGCTTAAAATGCTCCTGAAAAGAAAATCCATGCATGAGCTGAGGGCTGTCAGCGCAACAAAATCAGCTTCAGCTGAGAAGGGCGGTCTTGGCGCTATGCATTAAGTTTCATGCACACCAGCCCTTCGAGTGAAGCGAGTCAGGTGTAAGCAGCATTCCCTGAGGCAGGCTCAGCGCCCGGGGGGGGAAAGAATAACAAGGTGGGTTAAATTCTACGCCGTGACCTTTATGCAGCACCTGATATCCCTAAAGGATTAAAGAAGATTTTTGAGGTTAGAGAGTAACAATTATAAAGAGCTTCCAGGTCATTGCATTATATATCAATAGTAAGAAATTTTTAATTGAGTTAAGATGATGAGAGATTTTAAACGCAGAAATTATGTTATAACGAAGGGTTTCTAAGGTGAAATTAATTGAGTCAAGGTATAAGAAAGAACTTACAAGGCGTGGAGTGCCTGATAGTCTTAGCGCTCATTTTGATTGCAATATAGAGTATTTTAGCTATCTTTTGAATAAAGATTTCAAAAATAAATCAATATTACTCACAGTTTCAGACAAGGAGAAAATAAAGGAGGCCTATAGCAAAGCGCATCACATCCGCGAATATGAAATAAATCTATTCTGGTCGAGGCTCAATTATTTATGGGTGATTAACGCCATTTTGTTCAGTGCCTGGGGTATCCTTGTGTATGCAATGTTAAACGCAAAAGAAATTCCCACTCTCCAGTATGTTTCGTTGTTCTTCCTCTCGTTATTCGGAAGTGCATTTACTTTCCTGGCTTCTTCTATTGCTAAAGCAGGTAAGTATTGGCAGGAAGTTTGGGAATACCATGTGCGTATGCTTGAGCCCTTTATATCAGGAAGGCTCTATATAATGCCATTTACACAAAATCCCCTAAAACCTTCTATAAGTAAATCTGTCATGGTTTTCTTTGCATTTTCATTAATAATATGGGTTTTATCTGCCGTCTTTGCTGTGGTGATTCCAAATATCAATTCAAAATTTGTTGTGATATTTGAGGCGATAGCAGTTATTGTTCTTATTCTTTTGCTTTATGCAATTGATAAAAGTGTCAGGAAGCCTTCTGTTAATAAGGTTCAGTTAGATGTTGCTACAATTGATTGATATTAAAGGAATTGGCTTATGTGCTTACTAATACTGCATCAGAAGCAGGCATGGTACTTTAAGCCATTAAAACCAGATGTAGTTTTGCATATTTCCGCGATTGAAGGGAAAGTTATGTTGAAAGACACAGTGGGATACTAAACTCCCTGCTCTACTAAAACTCAACGGCAGAAAGAAACTAATCGCCACAATCTGTGCTGGGAACTCACGGCTTCAGGCATGGATTACACGATTCCATAGGGGTTCAGGGGGTGACGAATGTAATCTGTTCAGAGACTGCCGGTTATCTGCATTGCGTCCTGTGGGGTTCTGACGAACCTGAACCATTAGCAGGCCAGCGAAGTGCTGGGTGAAAGAATCATGGACCGGCTGAAAATGGACAGTGGTATCTGGATAAATTTCGACTGGGAGAGCTACAGGAGCCATGTTAAGCAATTGCGCATAATCAACTAACAACATGTCGGAGGTTCACCATTCTGGCCATCACCGGTGCAGTTCACCAGCTAGTGCAGGGAGGGTGATTACCGCGCTGCAGGCCTGCCGGATAAAAATGCGCTTTATGGCATCGCCAAGCGATACAGCGCCCGATGTGGCCTGGATGATTCACCTGAAGCGTACTCAGGGCGGGAAAACACCCATTACTGGATGGTCACAAGCCTTTACAGCCAGATGCGCGCCAAATGACTCAGCGAATCAGAGCTACGAGGAAAATGCCGTATTGAGATGAGTAAGATGGCCAAACGGATAAAGGCAGGCGAGTGCATTCAAGCGCCTATTGTTCAGATTGAAAAGGTGGTAGTGCCAGTAAGCGTTGAAAAGGCACTTGCATGTATCGGCCAGATTAAGGCTGTGCTCAAAGGAAATTACACGAAGCATTAAGATGTTCCTATAATGCACAAAGGATTTGATATATCTATGTAGTAGGTATAAAAAAGACTATATAACTTCATCTTTAATTTATAAGCGCGAGTACATGAATGAGCAAGATAATCGATTTAAAAAAGGATGCTGAGGTCGCACTAAAGCTTAACCGAGTTTGTGAAAGCGAGCTGAGCATTCTGAAGGAGCAAATGTACAACTCCTTTAAAAGCCAAACACAGGAGGTGATGGTATTTCACTATTTTAGAATTTTGAATGAGCTATGCGCTCAAGCTGGGAACTTGCTTCTTGCAGGAGCCTATTCTTCAGCAGAAGCTCAGACAAGAGTAATTATTGAGCAAGCTGCAAATCAACTCTACATTGCTGGCGATGAAGGCGAGCGAGCTCGGGCTTTGCTGAGAAGTAGTAAGCAACTTACAAAAAAGAATGGTGATAACTGGATAGCGTATCTCGAGTCTCAGGGAATGTCTAACCCGAGCGCAACTGCACGCAGAAGAAATGGCGAAGTTGCATTAGCTGATTTTGATGAGCGGTGGCCTAACACCGAGCGATATCCTAATGGAAGGAAGTTATTTGAATTTTTGGGATGGGAAAATCATTATCATGCTTTCTATGCTCCCCTTTGTGATTCTGTGCATAGCTATTCAGATGATATGGCTAATTTAATACTTTTCTATGAAAATTCAGCCTTATTAGGTGATGACTTAGAGAGGTTGCTAAAGTATACGGAAATGGAAAGGCGTAGGTTAGCAACATACAATTATCTTATTGCAGTAGGCCTCAGAACTGAAAGTCTAGCGAGAATATGTAATGCTTTAAATGTTAACTGTAAGTCTCAACTGATCGAAAATGCATTCGAAAAGCTCCAAAAAACTATCTGTCAACATGAATCGTATGATCAAAGTCGCTTAAAATAA